CAAAGATATTAGAGCCGCAACATATAAGAATACAATGTCGATCGTAGGCGTCCAGTTCGGCATCACTTCCCCCGAGGAGATCCTCCGGAGGTCGGTCGTCGAAGTCATCACCGACAAGACCCAACAGGGCAGCAATCCCGTCCCCGGCGGTGTGTTTGACGCACGGCTCGGCGTCATCGAGAGCGGCCGCATCTGTCCCACCTGCAAGCACACCAATCTCCAGTGCCAGGGCCACTTTGGCCACATCACCCTCGCTCGGCCCGTCTACCTCTACCAGTTTCTCGACTTTACCATCAAGACCCTCAACACCGTCTGCATGAACTGCTCGGCCCTCTACATCGTCGCCGCCAACCCCGCCCTCGAAAAGCAGTACCTCGACTCGGAGCTCTCGGGCATGGACCGCCTCGCCGCCGTTCGCAAAGACACCGTCTCTGAAATCACCAAGGCCTCCAAGAACAACAAGTTCTCCGTCGCCTGCCTCTCCTGCGGCACCACCATGCTGCGCAAGATCGAAAAGGTCCAGGGCACCGTCTGCTCGCTCCACGGCCAGCTCACGGGCAACTCCGAGGACTTTGTCCCCATCCAGTCCGAGATGGTCCTCCGCTGCTTTGAGCGCATGTCCGAAACCGCCATTCGCATTCTCGGCTTTGATCCCCGCTACAGCCGCCCCGCCTGGATGGTCTGCACCGTGCTCGCCGTCCCGCCCCTCACCGTCCGTCCGCCCGTCGTCATGGACGACAACCAGCGCATGGACGACGACCTCTCCCACAAGCTCATCGACATTGTCCGCAGCAACCAAAAGCTCCGAGAGCAGATCGACAAGGGCCAGTCTCGAGACTATATCGAGCAGCACACGCTCCACCTCGAGTTTGACGTGGCCACCTACGTCGACAATGACATCAAGGGCATGCCCCCCGCAGCGCAAAGGTCGGGCCGCCCCCTCAAGACCCTCAAGTCCCGCCTGGGCTCCAAGACCGGGCGAGTGCGGGGCAACCTCATGGGCAAGCGGGTGGACTTCTCCGCACGGTCCGTCATTACGCCCGACGCCAATATTGACGTGGACGAGCTCGGCGTCCCCGAAGAGATCGCCTCCAACCTCACTAAGCCCGAGATTGTCACGCCCTACAACCGGGACCGCCTGATGTCCTACGTCCGCAACGGCGTCAAGTACCCCGGCGCCAAGTCCGTCTACATCAAGGAGGAGAAGCGCATGATCTCCTTGCGCTACGTCAACCCCGATATGATTGATCTTCGAGAGGGCGACGTCGTCCACCGACACATGATTGACGGCGACCACGTGCTCTTCAATCGGCAGCCCTCCCTCCACAAGGGCTCCATGGAGTGCCACCGAGTCAAGGTCCTGCCCTACTCGACCTTTCGGCTCAACGTCAGTGCGACCAAGCCCTACAACGCTGATTAACTACAAGGATTTAAACAAAAGTCTGTATTATAAACAAATGGAGGACCAAGAGTGCTACATCTACAAAGTAACATGCATACCCGAACAGAAATCTTACGTTGGCCAGACGCAAAAATTCAAATATAAAAATGAAAAACCCTACCGCTATGGGATTGCTGGGAGATGGTGCGACCACGTGTCGTCGGCTCGATCGTCCGAGACACCTCTTCACAATAGCATACGGGAACATGGAGCAGAGAGTTTCGTATATGAGATGATTGAACGAGTAGACGATACACACGCAGACGAGCGAGAGGCGTACTGGATCCGTGAGCTGAATACAATCGCTCCACACGGGTACAACGTGATGTCGCACTCCAGATGCAAACATCGACAGGACACGACGGTTGCTGGGCTCTATAAGCCTATCGCAACCGAAGTCGAGTTGAAGACCATCTGTAGAGCCGGTTCTCCACGAATCGTCTATGTCTACATAACAACCCCTACCGAAACGAAACGATTGACGTTTGGTCAGTCTGCGACGTCCTCGTACGAGGACGCACTGCGAGACGCCAACGCTCTTGTCGATGAGTTTCGGGAGGCGGGAGTTCGTGTCAAGGACGGCAACAAACGCCTCCCGTTCGAAAATCAACAGCTCAAAAAAATACGACTCGCCGTGTTCAATAAAACAATGGTAGCGGTATACATTACAACAAGCGAAGGCCAACAAAGAATCTGTTTCGGAAGCAAAAAAATAAACTATGAAAAAGCACTCGAGGCCGCCAGGTCGTTTATAACTGGTCTAGCGACAGACGTTTTGGAAGATAATCTTTAAAGTCAGCAACAGGTGAATGCCGGTGCGGTTGAAGCAAACCCCGCATCGGAGAAACATTGTAACTGCTTCCGGAGGTGTGAGCTCGCCACTCACATCTGCGATATAATCATCTAGTCACGAAAGTGGCAAGACCCTCAAACTCAGGGAAACTCCTAAAGCTTGTGGATACGAAGCTGGTGCGGAAACGCATCGGTGGTGCGGGGTAATGCCCTAGCAGTATCGTGATAACGCCACAAGATGCGATCCTAGCGTGGAAAGCAATGGACAATCCTGATCCAAGCCCCGGTAACACGGGGAAGGAGCAACGACTTGACGGGGGTCGGTCCGAAAGGGCTTAAGGTAAAGTCTAGTCCCTACCGAAAGGATGGGTATCGACGTTTGACGGCGACGAAATGAATCTACATTTACCTCAAAGTATCGCAGCCGAGACCGAACTGCTGCAGCTGGCCTCGGTCCTTCGCTTAATCATCAGTCCTCGGGAGAATGCGCCCATCATTCAGATGGTCCAGGACACGCTCACGGGCGCCTTTCGCATCTCAAATCCCCGAACAAAAATCCCCGAGCACGTGGCCATGAACATCATGGCCAAGCTGCGGCGGCCGCTGGCGTCCTTCAAGCAGACGGGCGAGAACCACACGGGCATGGACGTCATCTCGGCAGCCTTTCCGCTCATGAACTTTAATGAACGGGTTACTATCGAAAACGGCCGGCTCACCAAGGGCTTGCTGAAAAAGGGAGCCTTCAACACGACGTCCGAGGGCGTTCTCCACGTGCTATTCAACGACTTTGGCCCGCAGCGGTGCGGTCAGTTCATCAACGAAGTGCAGTCGATCGTGACCAAGTTCAACATGTACACGGGATTCTCGACGGGCGCATCGGACTTGGTCTCGAATGCAGAGACGGTCGAGTTCGTGGCACGTACGCTGGAAGACGGGCGTCGCCGAGTGCAGGAAATTCTGACGGACGTCCACGCCGGGCGGTTCGTGAATGTGTCGGGCCGCACGGACGGCGAAGAGCTCGAGAACCAGATCAACAATACCCTAAAGGACATTTCGGCCAAGATCACGGACCGAGTGTCCGAGACGCTGCCCCGAGAGAACCGCCTGGTGCAGATGGTCGAGTCGGGCGCCAAGGGTAGTAACCTGAACATTACGCAGATGGTGGCGCTGCTGGGCCAGCAAATCATTGATGGCAAGCGGGTGCAGTACACGCTCAAGGACCGCTCGCTGCCGCACTTTACCAAGTTTGACGACGGCATTGAATCGAGGGGCTTTGTCGAGAGCTCGTTCGTGCAGGGCCTGCGCCCGGCCGAGTACTTCTTCCACGCCATGGGTGGACGGGAAGGTCTTATCGATACAGCAGTCAAGACGAGTGATACAGGCTATATACAGCGCCAAATGATGAAGACGATGGAGGACATGCACGCCGCCTACGACGGCACGGTGCGCAACAATACGGGCGTCATCATTCAGTACCGATACGGCGAGGACGGCGTGGATTCGACGCAGGTCGAGTCGCAGCCCATCGACTTGGCTCTGCTGACTCTCGAAGAGATTTATCGCCGCTACGCCCTCACCGCCGAAGACATTGCGGCGGTATCTTCGGGCGAACCTCTCGACCTCGTGGACGAAATCATCAAGGACCGGGATATGCTGGTGAGCGAAGTCTTCTCGTACAACAAAAAGTCGGTCGTTCTGGCGCCCGTGCACCTCAAGCGCCTCATTGAAGGGTACCGCAATCCCTATTCGACCAAGACGGACTTGACAGCGCAGCACGTGGTCGAGGAGCTGACGAACCTCATCAAGGAGCCCTACATGGTCCAGAACCGCCTGTTCCACTGCCTGCTGCGCTTCTACCTGGCGCCCCGCCGCTGCATTCTCGAGTACCGCATGACCCAGAAGATCTTTGACGAGGTCGTGAAGGACATTCGCTACCGGTACATCAAGAGCCTCGTGCACCCCGGAGAAATGGTGGGAGCCCTGGCGGCGCAGTCCATTGGCGAGCCGACGACGCAGCTCACGCTCAACTCAGTCGACTGGGACGAGCGCATCGTCATCGCCAAGAACGGCCGCATTATGACGCCGCAGATTGGCGAGTTTGTGGACGCCTATCTTGCAGACCATGCTCCCAAAGTCCAGAATATGGACAATGATCAAAAGTACCTCGAGATGCAGGTGGGCGACGACAGCGAGTGGCTGGCGCTCTCGTGCGACGAAAACGGCCGAATGATGTGGACAAGGCTCGAGGCCGTCACGAGCCATCCCGTGGTAAACGAGGACGGGTCTTCGACGATTCTGGAGGTCGAGACCGAGAGTGGTCGCACGATCAAGGCCACCAAGGGCAAGTCGTTCCTGACGGTCGTGGACGGCAAACTTACGGCCACGAACGGGTCTGAGCTGTGCATCGGCGACGAACTGCCGATTGCGGCGGGGCTCGATATTGCCGCAGTTTCCGAGATCACCGAGTTCTCGCTCCGCAGTATCCTGCCCGCTACCGAGTGGCTCTACGGCACAGACGTCCGGAAGGCCCTCGTGATCATGAACCGAGAGAATGCGAACGGCAACAAGTACTGGTACAAGGTCCACGCCGGCAAGGACTTTACGCTGCCCTATCGCCGCAGCGACGCCTTTCGGGACGCCTTCCTCAACGGCCACAACACCTACGCCGCCGAGTTCAAGGAAGGCTTCGTCTAC